TATACTCGTGAATTTAATCATGCAGATGGTACGAGAGATGTATGGACATACGATCTAGACAAAAACCCATCCGGACCTATATCGGTAGAATGTTTTTATCCTAAGGGATATAATCATATTCTTGATTATACTCATAGAGATAATCATTGGATTCCTGTTGCTCATAGAACATATATTAATCCAAAGAATGGTAAAGAAGTTAGTCACAACAAAGCAGTTAAATTAGGGTTAGCACGATGAAAATAGGTTTAGCAGGTACAATGTCTGTAGGTAAAACTACATTGGTTAAAGCATTATTAGAATTAGATGAGTTTAAGGATTATACTGGGTGTGTTGAACGATCTAAATATTTAAGTGATTTAGGTATCCCATTAAATACTGACTCTAGTGTTAAAGGTCAGTTGGTTTTTATTGCTGAACGTGCGAGTGAATTATTTAATGATAATCTATTAACTGACAGAACAGTATATGATGTTTGTGCATTTACTAAAGAAGCTAAGTCGATTAAATCTAATGAAAAAGAGATATTATTTGACGCGGCTATGTTGTTGGCTAAGCAATACGATATTATTTTTTATGTATCGCCCGAGGGTGTAGATATAGAAAATAATGGTATTAGAGAAACAGATCCTGAATATCGGGATAGGATAGATAAATCTATTAAATGGTTTTTACAGACATATAAACCAAAACGTGTTGTTGATATTAAAGGTAGTACAGAGGAAAGAATTGCTATCATATTAAATGAATTAAAAAAATAATAATATTTATAATAGACAATTTCTATTCAAAAAACAAAATAATGGAAGATAAATTAAAAGAAATAATTAATAAAATAGTTCGTGAAGAATTAATGGGTGAAGGTAATAAATTATATACCTTAAAAAACCAAGCAGATGCTAATAAGGGTCTCCCAACAACTACTGACCCAGATGATGCTACAGAAAAATCACCTGCATTTACTTCAAAGTACAAACCAGTTAGTGAAATGGCTCGTGCTGCTGAAGTAAAATATACTTTAAAACCAGATTTTCGTTCTGATTTAACAGACGTACAAGGCAAATTATCAAAAGCTGAATTTAGAAGTTTGGTTGATATTGTTAAAGTATTAAAAGATGAAGGACAGCCATTAACAGCAACAGATATTTTACGTATCCACAACGAAAAAAATCCAGATCGTCAATATGCTTCACAACAATCTTTTATTCGTCCATTAGTAATTGGAGCAATTGGTAAGAAAAAAATATCATATGATGAACTGCCGTTTAGTGCCTCACAAAAAGATGTATCAACAGGATTTGAAAAAGCAACTGGTGTGGTTACTCCATCTCAAGACCGTGGTTCAAAATTCAATCGTGATATTGAGTATACTGCTGCTACTCAAGCTAATCCAGATTACATGCTTCCTGCAGATCGTGCAGCATTAGCTGCCAAAACATTAGACTATAAACGTGCTCGTGAAGCGTATCGTAAGGCTGATAACGCTGCTGGAAAGCAACAATACATTGATAAAATGCAATCTATGGTAGCTAATGATGATGAGTTAGGACAAGAAATTGCTCAACAATATGCTGATGGATTGATTCAAACACAAGATCCAGTTACTCTAGAATTAGCTAAAAAATTTCGTATTACTAAAAAGAAATACGGTATACCTAAAATTTCTGATAAAGAAACTAGAGATGCTGCCGCTATCGTTGGCGCTGAAGATGCTGAAGAAGAAGTATAAAAATTTTTCATAATAATGTTTGTTTATTTAGAGAGTCCGCTTTTAGCGGACTTTTCTTTTTCTATATATTTATATACAAAAACACATTATGACAAGAAACGAAGCATTATATAACGCAAAATTAGCAATATTAGCTTATTCTGATAAAGATCAAATCATATGGGATGATTATGAATTAGAATTAGTAAAATGGATCGAACATAAAAAATCAGATACACAAGGATTTGTAGCAACAAAAAATAAATCAGTATATGTTGTATGGAGAGGTAGCGAATCAAAGAAGGATTTCCAAAACGATGCTTCAATTGATAAAGTACCATTTATAAACGAAGGTGAGAAAGTACATATTGGATTTAAAAGCTCATGGGAATCGGTATTAGATGATACTTATAATGCAGTCGATACGGCATTAGAAAATCTACAAGGTGAAGCTACAGATATTGTAGTTTGTGGACATAGTTTAGGTGGTGCAGTAGCAACATTATATGCACATTCAATTAAAAAACACTATCCACATTATAACGTTAAATCAACAACTATTGGTAGTCCAAGAGTAGGTAATAAAGTATTTAAAGAAAACTACGATAAAAGTGGTATAGATACTTTACGAATAGTACACAATAACGATTTAGTAACACATACACCATACATTGGATTTCAACACGTTAATTACCAAGTAAGACTAGATACAAATGGTAATAAATTAAAAAAAGATACATCATTAACATCACTTTGGCTATACCTAAAATCATTATTTTCAGGTAAAACTATTAAGGACCATATGGGTGATGGATATATACAAGCATTAGAAAACTGGACTAAATGAGCGAACAAAATATAAAAGATATAATTCGTCAAGAATATATTAAATGTTTACAAGACCCAATTCATTTTATGAAAAAATATTGTATGGTTCAACACCCTACAAGAGGTCGAGTAAATTTTAATTTATATCCATTCCAAGAAAAAGTATTGAAATTGTGGTTAAAACATGATTATTCAATTATTAATAAATCTCGTCAATTAGGTATTTCAACTTTAGCTGCTGGTTTTTCATTATGGACTATGTTGTTTCATAAAGATAAAACAGTATTATGTATTGCTACTAAACAAACTACAGCCGTAAACATGGTAGATAAAGTACAATTTATGTACCAACAATTACCTTCTTGGCTTAGGGGTAAAGAAAAACCGGATTCAAATAATAAATTATCATTAAAATTAGCTAATGGTTCCCAAATTGTAGCATCATCAGCTGCTTCAGATGCTGGTCGATCATATGCAGTATCATTACTATTAATAGATGAAGCTGCTTTTATTGAAGGTATTGATAGAATTTATACGAGTATAAAACCTACAATTTCAACAGGTGGTGGATGTATTGCTTTATCTTCACCAAATGGTGTAGGTAACTGGTTTCATAAAACTTGGGCATCAGCTTTAAATTCAGAAAATGACTTTGTTCCAATTAAATTACCTTGGGATGTACATCCTGAACGTGATGATATCTGGTTTGAACGTGAAAAACAAAATATGGGACCTAAAGAAATCGCTCAAGAATATGAGTGTGACTTTTTAGCTTCTGGTAATAATGTTATTACAAATGATATATTAGAATTTTATGAAAAAACTTATATAATAGACCCAGTTGAAAGACGTGGTATGGGTGGTGATTATTGGATTTGGGAATATGCTAACCCAACAGAAACTTATATTGTATCTGCTGACGTTGCTCGTGGAGATGGAAGTGACTATTCAACATTTCATGTTATAGCAACTAAAGAATTTAGACAAGTAGCTGAATTTAAATCCAAAATTGGTACTCGAGAATTTGCTCGTACATTAATTACAGCCGCTACTGAATATAATAACGCGCTATTAGTAGTAGAAAACGCAAATATTGGTTGGGATGTTATAAATTCTATAACTGAAAGTGGATATCCTAATTTGTATTATTCACCTAAAGGAACTGATATGTCTATAGATAATTTTATTTCTAGAATAGAAAATGACCAAACCGTTCCGGGTATTACAAACTCAACTCGTACTAGACCTTTATTTATATCTAAACTTGAATCTACATTGCGTGATATGCAGTTTGTAGTTCAATCTAAACGTTTACTTGAAGAATTAAGAACATTTATTTGGGAAAATGGTAAAGCTCAAGCCCAAAATGGTTATAATGATGACTTAACATTAGCATTATCTTTTGGATTATATATTAGAGATACAGCATTAGTTTACCATCAAAATGGTTTAGATTTAACTAAAGCTGCATTAAACTCGTTATCTATATCATCTACAAGTGCTGCAAATTCAAATTACATAGGACAAAATCCTTGGGAAATGAAAGATGGATTTGGAAATGCTCACGACCTAAATTGGCTACTTTAATGTTCCTTATTACATTTAATATTTATAACATATAATACATATTGAGTAACATAAAATAATATGGCAATAGATACTAGTCTATTCGGACGACTAAGAAGATTATTCTCTACTGATGTAATCATCAGAAATGTTGGAGGAAATCAGTTACGCACGATTGATGTTGACCGTTTACAAACATACGGTAATATTCAAACTAATTCCCTTATTGATAGATTTAATAGAATACATGCTGGTAATTCAAGATTAGCATATACTCCATTAATGAATTATCAAACTCTTCGTACTTCACTTTATACTGATTATGAGGCAATGGATACTGATGCTATTGTAGCATCTGCTTTAGATATTATAGCTGATGAAGCTACTTTAAAAAACGAACAAGGAGAAGTATTACATATTAAATCCTCAAATGCTAAATTGCAACGTGTACTTTATAATTTATTTTATGAAGTATTAAATGTTGAATTTAATCTTTGGTCATGGATTAGAACAATGTGTAAATATGGGGATTTTTATTTACATTTAGATATTGCTGAAAAGTTTGGTGTTTATAATGTAATGCCATTCTCAGTGTATGATGTGCAACGTGAAGAAGGTTCTAATCCTGCTAATCCATCGTATGTACGTTTTAAAATTAATTTAAATCAAGCATACGGATACGCTACAAATACAAATCGTGATGATTATTTTGAAAATTATGAAATAGCTCACTTTAGATTATTATCAGATCCTTCATACTTACCATATGGCCGTTCTTATCTTGAACCAGGTCGTAAAATATTCAAGCAATTAAATTTAATGGAAGATGCGATGTTGATTCATCGTAT